GCTAAAATATATTTCAATTTATTACCTTAAGTAATATATCACAACTTAGCAGTAATGTCTAGTGTCTGCTAGACTTGGACTATCACTTCTTGAGAAATGGTCGACAGATGAGCTAGTAAGAAAACAAGGGTGTATTTATCTGTCCCATCAATAGCACAATAGGCAGCAACTCTATCACCAGCAGCCGCAGTACCAGCCTGAATCCAATCTGTTGGGGTAAAGGCTTGTAAAACTCTGTTCTTAACATCAAATCTATAAATCTGATTGGTTGCCGAGGCGGTATAGATATTTAAGTATCCAAACCTACCCTCGTTATCTACAGGGACATATTTTCCACACGAACCAGTAGTCAATGTGGGAGCTTTACCATCATAATCTATTGCATTTGACCAAGCACCAGTAGTACCACCAGCGATATCTAACATATCAAGAGTGTTAACATTTCCCCCTCTAAAAGAGAAGATAAACGAATGTCGTGCGTTTTTATTAGTATCGGGTTCTATTCCAAAAGAAGCAAAAGAAGTACACCCAGCACCCATGTTTCCACCCCTGTTTCCGTAGTAAGTAGCCGACCAAGCACCAGCAGTGATTGAGTTAGTACCATTATTTTGAGTGGCATTAGTATAATTGTAGGTATAAGTAACCGCAGTGGCACTTGACCAAACTAAAAGTTGGTTTGGATACTCGATAACATATTTAGCCGTTGTCGATGGAGTGACAGACCAATTAGAACCTAAAGTATAAACTGGTGAAGCACCACCTGTGTGAGAAGCGATTATTCTTCGTTGACCCACTGCCGTTGGAATGGCCGTATCTTCGACAATTCTTATTTGAAAGTTACGATATTCGTTAGCAAGAACCGAGGCATCACCACCACTCGCCTGACCTGTTAGAGTTCCAGCCGCACTATTGGTAGCGGTTAGACAATATTTAACTGTTCCCGAAGCATCATAAGTACCAGCCCCAATAATAAATCCTTCGCCAGGTTTATGGTCATAAGGGACGTATTGTTCGTCAAGAGCTATACCTGAAAAATCAGTCGCAATAGTAGCGGGTAAGTTGGTATTTGTGAGAGAAGCTAGGGTATTAGTAGAAACTTCGTAAGACCTAAAGATTGTGGCTGCTAAAGCACCAGCCGAGAACATAAACAATCTTCCACCTAAGATTTCATAAGTATCCCCTGCCGCAGGAGTAAAGGTTAAGGCGGTATCTAGACTTAGAGTTGGTTTAGTTCCAGCTGTGTTTCCCACAATCCACCTTTCTTCTGTTTTACCTGAACCGCCAGCGGTATTCCCTGTTATACGAACCCTAAAGCCATATTCACCCGACCCTCCACGATTAGCAAGCATGTTTGCACCTACCGCAGTTAAAGTTGTATTCGTCGTGATTAAAGAAGTGGTTGAACCTGCACCCACAACACCGACTAGTGAAAACGAAGGGGCAAAGACCATTCCACCACCAGCACCAAAAGTTCCACCTAAAGCAGGAGAACCCAAAAACTGCCAGCCCTTAGTAATTCCATTAAAACGATTTAGAACCGTTGCTGAGGCTAATTGATAAACGAAGGGATTGCGAGAAATATCATTTCTCATATCACAAGCTAGTGAGCCACCAGCAGCATGTGCGTTTGGAGAAGGGGTAACTTGTACCCACATCATTCTATCTATTGCTTTCTTAAAATTGTTGGCCATTTATGTTATTAAACTTCTAATATTTGTTGCCCAAGCGGTCATGTTGGCCATTCTTTGAAGATGGTCTGCTGGAAAAGTACCAAGATTGGTCAAATTTGTGACTGTGGTAACAGTAGTCACTGTTGTTAGTGTCCCAGTAACTTGGGAACGCATTTGATTAGCCGACTTGTCTACATAAGATGGATTGGCGATTGCAAGAAGTAAAGCCCTAAAAAGAGGGATGAGTTCTCCTAATTGAACATCTGTCGGAACGGTGGGTTGAATCATTCTGTCAAGATTATTAGTCGCAGGATTAAAAACAACTGGTTCGACAGTATTGACCTTAAAATCGTTATCAAATGATTGATTGTGTAATTCTTGAACTGATTGCTCTGTCTTATTATTTGATGGCATATTTAGCTCCATTAACTTTTATTTGGTCTGTTTCTTTTAAGAATCTAATAAAGGCTTTAGTTTTTTCTATTTTCATTACTATTCGTTCGTTTTTGTCGATATTAGCTAGTTTTTCAATCCACTTTATTTTGTCTTTAACCGCTTCAATACTATCAGTCATTTCCCCTTTGTTTATCTTGTCTTTAAAGTAATTATTAATAAAGTCAAAGTCTTCTTTAAAACCAGCTGACGGATCACTCCAAACATTCTCGACATCATAATATTTTGATAGATAAGGAGAGTTCTCTGTCTCATAACCTAAAAAAGATTCAGTTTCAACTGAAGGTTTAGAGTCTGCCCTCTTTGGCATTATCTCAGGCTCACTTTCTACTTGTTTAATTGGAGTCCGGAATGTCGTGTCCACCATTTTTTTTGAATAGATAACTAGAAATTTCTTTAACTGCTCCTGTTCTGTTATTGCGAATCGCATTAACTAGATAGGCTCTTTTTTCAACAGTGTCTTTATTTTGAGTTAAGAGTTTATTAATCATGCTTTTATATTTATTTCTCTTTAGGGGATTAGTCTCTTTGTAATAAAGAGTTTTAAGATGAGACAAATCTTCGACTCGTGAAACATCAAACATATTCCACCACCGCCATTATGTCTTCAAACTTTAAAATTAATTGTTTATTCCAATCTTTACCACTCCACTCCTGATAGACGACTGTATCTCCAACCTTACAGGGAGGGTTTTCACCATTAATGGCAATCACTTCCCCCTCGACAGCAAGGTGAATGTCAGACTTTTCTGCCAAGATAATACCGGAGGCGGTTTTCGTCTCCTGAACTATCGGCTTAATAACTAAATACCCTTCGGTGGGTTTTAACTTTTTTTCCATGTTCTCCTTAAATTTTTAATAAATTTTTATCAAGTTTGCGATGACAAGTAGGACATAATTCAATCCATTCTTTTGGATTGTTTCTGTCGTAGTTGTGTCCGATGTTTGCCCATTCAGTACCAATCTTTTTTCTTCCTGTTGGTATGGGTTTATCACCACAAATCTGACAATAACCAGTTTTTTCTTTGTGATTTTGTAGCCATCTATGTTTTGCATTATAAAGTGCTTGGTTATCTTTCCATATTGGATTTTCATGTCCAATCTTTTGAGGATGACCATAAGATTTATTAGCAGTTCTTGTAGCCACAATTTTTTTATATCTAAGTTCCTTTTGTTTAGGTGTTTCCTTAGACAGTGTTTTTATTAGTGCCGCTCTAACTCTTGCTTTACCTTCTTCCCCCATAGTATTTTTCATACCCTTATTCCACCCCCGTCCAAGAGATAGGCCACTAAGATTCATCCACTCATGTCTGCCCTTCATGGCGTTGTGAGCACAAGTAGTAGAACAGAAAACATTTGTTTCCCATTCTGAGCGTCTAATATTTTTTGTAAAAGAGCGATGACATTGTTTACAGATTCTTGTTTGTATCATGGGACTAGGGAGTAAACTTTTAATTGTTACCCCCTAGTTTACCATGAAAATACTAGATATTCAATACTAGAGTTGCTCCCTTATTGAGTAGCACCCGTCTTAAGTATCGAAATCCAAGCAGCGACTAAGGCCTTAGCTACAAAGGAGCCAGCCCATGAAATCATACTGAATCTTCCGGCAGGATTATAAGAATCGAGACTTGAAGAAGGTATAATATTCAGTTTGGGTTGATCACCCTCAAGGTCGTAAACTCCAAAGGAGTTACTTCCGTGAATGTAGTTGTGATAGACAGTAGCGGTAGAGCTGGTTGTCTTTTGGTTCTTGCTTAGCAAGAATCGGACACCATACAATTCGCCCATTTCACCTCGATACAATTTCTTGACATCGGAGTAAACTTTGGAATTAATCCAAGTGCTATCAGCCAATAGGTCTGCTTTGACGAACGGACCAACTTTTCCGATGAAATATCCATCATCATAAGTTGGAGCATAAGCGGCTTCGAGAGTACGCACGACTTTGCGGATTTCAGCAGCTGAAATGACATCACTTGCAGCGACATCAGAAATCAGAGACTTTCCACCAGCTAATCGAGCAGTACCACCTTCGAGACCGTTGTCACGAACCAAAGTGTCTAAGGTTTCCCTCATGTTTTGCCCAAAAAGAGCAATTTTTTCGGCATTTTTAACATCAACCGAAGTTAATGATAAGAATTTACCGATTTTAGCAAGGTTACCGTATTCTGAAAGAGTAGCGGTTACTGTGCTTGAGGACAAAGATACTTCTGAAGGATTTGCACCTTCGGTTAATGGAGTAGTAGCGACAGACAAAGGAGCATATCTATTGAAAAGAATTGATTTCCCTTCATTTTGACTTCTCGTTTGTTTCTGTGCGCCTTCTTCCATCACCTGTTCCCACTCATTTCTTTTGAGGAAGACTTTCGAGTAGAGAGTCATCATCTCATTAGAGAGGGTTAGGGTTGTTTCTGCAGCCATATTATTTAACTAAATAGAAATTAATAAACGACACCGTACTTTTCCTTGATTTCTTCAATACTCATATCTTCGACTGATTTCTCAGTTTTATCGACATGGCTTGAAGGTCTCATGGCAGACTCGGCAGCCTGTTTAGCGAGTTCTTTTTTTTCTGAAGCGACGGCACTCTCTACCGATTTTGTAAACGGTTTCATAAGTTTGTCTACTAAAGACGTTACCGAAGTGGTCGGATTACCTCTAACCGCATGATATACAGTAGTAGTGACACTATCGTTTAAATCGGGGTCAAACGAATCGCTCTTTGGGTCAAGTTGGGGATATTTAGATACAGCCTCTTTCGCTTCATTATTGATACGATTGATAGCTTTTTCTTTTTCAATCTCCATTCGAGTTAAAGCCCTTAAATCGTCTAAAGTTAAATCTCTTTCACCTTCCCCATAATTGGGTGTATTTGGCTCATAATTGTTAAGCCCTTGTGTGAATGTCTCTAACTTAGTAGACAGGTCTTCAACTTTCTCTTGAAGTTGTTTTTTATCTCTAACTAGCCCTTGGATACGTTTGCTCGCACCCGTCTCCTTTTTTTCACCTTCCTCTTGATTAGCTTCTTCCTCTGTGGGTTGATCGACCTCATTAGATTCGGCATTATCAGGTTCCGATGTATTTGTTTCTACTATCGACGATTCAGTAGCGTTGTTTAATTCAACGTCATTATTTTCCGTCAAGTTTTGTTCTTCTGGCATTGCATATTGAACTATTAAGCAGTGGTATCGTTCACCGAGACGTAAGTTTTCTACGGATCAGGTAAAAAGACTTAATTGGATACAGGTAGGAGGAACCTGTACCCAGTTAAACCTTTTTAAACCTTCTTCTTGACTATTGGTTGACCTTTTTCATCAATTCCAATTAGTAATTTATCCATACCTAAATAAATGGCGTGTTCGAGTTCACAACTTGTGCATATACAATATGGTCCTCGTTGTCGCCATTCGTGATACCCTTTTGGGATAAAAGAGTAATCCGGATTGTTAAAGTCCAGTGCTTCACCTACTTCTCCTGAGTCCCTAGTTTTTGAATCGGGGGAAGAACGTGAGTCGCTATATATCTCATTTTCTGAAATAGTCTCTTGGTTGGTTTGATAAGAGCTGTTTTGACTATCATTTGTCATCCTTCATCTCTTCGACTACTTCCGAAGAATCCTCCACTTTATTAATAATCGAATTGAGTAAACCTTTGGCTAGAGTTACCATAATGGTTCTATCTCCTATATCCTCACGACTTAATCCTGAATCGACAGCTACTGTTAGTTGAGCATCAAGTCCGTCTTTTAATGTTTGAATATAGCTTTTAAGGTTCTGCCATAACTCCATTTGAGCTAGGGTGTGAAAAGCGGCGTCTTGGGGGTCAATCCCTTTCTTTTCTAGTTCTTGTTTTTTGGTTTCCTCCCACACGCCTTTAATACTGTGGAAGTCCGGCTTGATTGCTGACATTCATTCCTCCTTGTGGCATTTGTTGTGGCATATCTTGAGATACACCTTGAGTTGGAGGAATTTGTGATATATCCCCCTCGTCTATCTTGGCCACTAAATCCATAAATTGTTGTTTGTGCTGTTCCATAACTGCGTCATCTTCTTCAGCAGGGGTTTTTTCTGAGTCTTGAGAGTCAACTATTTCATCCCAGTTATTGATGTTTTCTGAGACTAATGAAGTTAATAGTTTACTGAATTTGATTGATGTTCCTTCTACTTTTAAGAGTTCTAAAAATGGCGAGGTAATCCCTTGTTGTCCCATTTGAGCATTTTGTAGAAGTAGGTTTATTAGAGCTAAAATGTTTTCCTGTTGGGCTTGTTTATCAACTGCAAATGACGAACCAGAGACCATTTCGTAATCGTAGAGGACCGAACCTGTTTGACTCTTGTTAATCTTTAGGTTTCCAGTCTTTGGATCGTATTGACTTTGTAGTTCAGGATATTTTTTGAATAAGGTTTTAATCTCTTCACCAAAGAGACGAACACTTATCGCTGAGGATTGTTTTTGAGAGACGAGATTGACCATCTTTTTCATTATTTGGTTGATGGCAATTTCAATGTAGAATTTATCCCAGGCGTCTCTTGAATTTTCTCTAGCAGCCTGTTGTTTTAGAGCTTGTGGAGTCTTACCAAATGAATTGTCTATATTTGAGGAAATAGTAGTATCAGTGGTTCCAAATTGGTTTAACAGAGCGGCATTAGCACTCTGATAGATACTCTGAAAGGTTTGAATCCCTTGAGGACTTAATTGAATTGCTTGAGCAGCGAGTTGAGGGTTACCTCGAGCTATCCAGTTGGCCCCAGCGACACGTTTAATTGACGAGGGGATGATAATATCTTTATTAAAGATTACCGGAGGGAAAATAGACATTTTAGCTGAGTCTAAAGCAAGATTCCAGGCGGAGTTCATCACGTATTGCATTGACTTACCTCTTTCGACATCGCCCATACCCATAAAGTCTTCAAACATAGGAATTGCCCACTTATTCCCCACGGGGAGTTCTCCTTCAATGCCTCGATTCTTACCATCTCGAATGACAGTATATTCAGCCGCAGGGACAACATCTACCCACCTATCACGTTCATACATTGACAAGACTTCATAGAATCCATCACCTTTAGTACCCGAGACTCCAGTTTCCATGTCTTCTTCTCTTTGAGTTTTAGAATCTGAATCACGACTTTGTTTATCACCAGTGCTTTGTTTAAGTTTAGTGATGACTGTATCAAGGTTTTTATAGCCATCGGCTTTGCGTAGTTTTTCAAAGAAAGATAGTGGTTTCCAAGACCGGACGATTATGTAATCTGAATCTTCAAGTGAAGTCGCACCGACTTGAGGAAAGATATCCCAGGGGGAAATAAGCCACATATCTGGCCCGACATAGCCATTCTGTTTGACATCCCAATCCACCATATAAAAAGCATTTCCATAGATTTTGCTCATTCGATGGAGCATTCTTAACTTAACTAGAAAAGGTAATTGAGCATTGGCATTGGGGACAACGTATTTGTCCAAAATCAGATTCATCAGAGCTGAGGCTCCCATGTCATTCTTGGAAATTGCTTTTACTTTACCCACCGGTACTTGTGCCATTACCCGAGCCTCAGACTCGATGATATAGGTGGATATTTTGTGATCAAAGACTTTTGATTTGGTACTATCACTTATCTTGTCGTCTAAATTACCTAAAAACAGATTTTCGTGTTCTTTCCACATTTCTCTCTTATTGACGAGGGAATCATCTGCTGCTTGTCTCCTTTGTTTAACAATGTTTGATATTGTTTCCATAAAAATACCCCCAGCAATTTGGGGGTTCACACCACTTATTCTGTGGCAAAAACCTATAAGTAAGCTACTAAATTAGTACATTATAGCATAGATTAGCAAATAAATCAAGACTCTGCTAACACTAACTATTAGTTTTCGCTAATTCTGTGGGCTTTTTGTAACGTCTTGATTTAGTGATTTGAATTTTATCAGTGAGGGGTATTCCGTTATTCATCGGGATTGTAAATGAGGCAGCGCCATACTCTATCTCTCGGGCTATCTTTTCGATAATCACATGTAATTCAAGTACTTTAGGATTTATGTCTGGCATAGTCATCAAAATCTCTAAAAACAACATCGCAAATAATCTTATTTGAGACTCGCATTTCAAAATAAAACAAATCTTTTGCCTTGATCATTTCTTCGGCTATTTTAAGATGGGCCCATTTGTTTTGAGGGTTTATTTCCATTAGTAGAGTCCTTTATCATTAAA